AAACTGGTTTCCATATACCTTCTGGCCTGTCTGCTTATCAGTAAATTCATATGTCGTAAAATGACATGCTATATCTATTGCACGTCCCTTAGGGCAATACTTCTGAATAAAATCAGCATTCTGACCGATAGCAACACAATTGATGAAGTCTGAAGTAACAATACTTTTATCTCCATTCATAGAAGCCTGTCTTTGCTGAGATGTAAGATTTCTATCAACTGCCATTCTAAATTTTGCTTTTAAGAACGGACCATTCTGGCCATTCATCTGCGTAAACTCTGGATCGCTGATAATACGTCCTGCAAAGAAACAACAATTATGCGGATTAATAAACATTTTATTTCCTCCTGTTTTCTGAATTGATTAACCTCTTATATGTCCCGATAGGGACTGTAATGTTATTCAAGATTTTCTATTACATCCTGATTATAAAGTTCTATAGCTCCTGTAGTCATAGCATAAGCAAATGACAAAGCTATCTGATACGCACATCCATATGATAAATTATGATTTCTCATAATATTTATCATCTCTTCAAGTATTTCAAAAGCTTCAGTTTCATCAACACTTGTTTTCGTATCATCTTTCTCAGGCATAGGATGCTTATTATGATTCATATTTTTAAGCATATGCTCAAAACTTTCATTGTCAAACATAAACATACCCTCCTTCTTGTAACATTATACTACAAGAAGGAGGGTCATTCAATCTTGATATCAAGACCATATGTTTGCATATCCGGGTGATTCCATTACCTGTGGTATTTCTTTTGCTTCTTCCATTGGTATTTGAATTCCTAAATCTTCCTGATTAAGTAACTGTTTTCTTGCTATCTGTATCTTTACTGATACTGCATTTATATTATGATACTGTCTGCTATATCTTCCTTGTACAACAACTATCTGATTCTTTTTAATATCAGCAGCAAGGGATTTGGCAAGCTGTTCATTAAATACATTAACAGTTCTTTCTATATCATCCTTAGTTTTTATTCTAAGGTTTAAGAATTCATTACCTTTCTTAGTTTTCTTTAATGTAGCATTACTAACTATACCACCTATTTTCACCTGTTCATTATCATTTACCTGTTCAAGATCAATATATGGAAACTGATCCAATGGATGTTCAGATATATATGTTCCCATATAAAACTTTTCAAGAGCAAGTTTCATCTTTCTATCAAAACGTTTTTCATTTATTGGTATCTGCTCTTCTTTATCAAGAACTTTTATTATAGAACCAATTTTTTCATGCCTTATATCTATAAGATAATGATTAAGAAGCTTTATTCTATTAGGCTCTGAAAAATCAAAACATCCAGATAGTATCAATGCCATCTCAATATCTTTCTTTATTGGATTGGCAGAATTCTTTCCAGTAGCAGCTCTAAGATTTGCAAGCAGCTGGGATACAATAGGCCCATTATTATCATGTATCTGATTATAAAAATCATCAAATGACATAAATACTTGGCCTGCCTTTTTAAACTCTTTTATGAACGATAATGCAGTAGCTCCAACACCTTTTATAGCTTTGAATCCATACCTTATTGCATGATTATCATCTGAAAATCCTATATGTGATCTGTTTATATCCGGCGGAAGTATAGATATTTTCCTCTTCCTTGCTGATGCAAGTGTCTCTATTATATCTTCTTCTTTTTCATTTATAGTACAGTTTGCAATAGCAAATTCTACAGGATAATATAAACTTAACCATGCTGTCTTATATCCAATAACTGCATAACAGAATGCATGACTTCTATTAAAACTATATTTTGCAAATGCTGCCATTGTATCAAAGACTTTATTGCCAAGCTCTTCACTAAATCCATGATCTATACAGCCAGTACAATATTTACTGTCTTTGTTTTCTATACCAACAACGTTACCGTCTTCGTCAAATACGGATTCCTTTCCATATATGAACTCGTTTCGTATCTCTGGTATCTTTTTGACAAGCTTTTTACCAAGAGTTTTTCTGACACGGATGTCTGCACTACCAAGTGAATAGCCTGCCATAACCTGTCCTATTTGAATACAATGTTCCTGATACCATATACAGCCCATGGTCTTACTAAGAATAGGATCAATACGAGGATCCCATTTTTGTGGTATACCTGTCTTTATTGCCTCTGCATATAAATCAACCATAGATTTACCTGTAGTAGCATCTTTTTCAAGCGGTCCAGGACGATTACCAGCATTAACAGCACAAAGACCATCTATATCTGTGACATTAAAATCACTTATCATCTTTGTTGGTGAATATTTAGCCATCTGGAATACATCAGATGTCCAGCCATCTCTAAGCATTTTATATACTTCTGGATCAGAATAATCTTCACTGTCATACCAGTCATATCCGAGTCCAGCAAGATCCATAGTAAGCTTAATAGTATCAAGTGTTTTCAAGCCTAATACATCAATTTTGCAAATTTGTTACAATTAATTGGTCAAGACATTTCTGCTTGACTCTCTGAGTGTTACTCAGACGTTCGGAGTACATCTTATAAAGCGGGGTCATATCATATTATCACTAATATGATACAAGGACTCTGTCCTATACTCTCTGAGGCTGATCTTATCGTGCCTGCTGATTAAACATTTCATGCAATTTTGCAATCATCTAATGTACTTTTACGACTACGGTAAATACAAGATATCGTAGGTGTGACATTAGCTTTAGCCTGTCCCAGCATACAACCCGCGTTAACGTTCCCCATTATGTTAAGGAACCCAAAAAAATCAAGATCATGCATTTCAAATTGCAGCACTGGTAATACTGCTTTATCTGATGAATACATTACCTGACCATGTTCTGCAATAGGCTGATTACATATAATTACTCCACCTGCATGAACTCCGGTATTAGCATAACAACCAGTTACATTTTTTACGCCTTGATAAGCTATTGGATACTTTTGAAATGTATCTTGTAATACCTCCCATGCTTTTGATAGCTTATGTACTTCATCATTACTTAATGACGAGAACTTTGGATCTTCAGGATTATTATGAAAATCTTCTATCATACCAAGTGTTACAGCTTTACCATCAACCATATCAGGTATGGCTTTTGTTATACTGTTTTGATCAGCATATGGACATCCCTGATTTGATAGAATAGATTTTAATGTATTCTTTAATTTATATTCACCAAATGTTACTATCTGACTTACATTATTAACTCCATATTTACCAAGCAAATATTTTATAGCATCTGCACGTCTATCCCTTGGAATGTCAGTCGATTGTTATTAGCGGTAAGCTTTTTATCTTACCCTCTGGAACTTTAGTTCATTTTCATTAGTTGGTCAATTCCAACCCAGTCTAGGATAGCTTTTCAACTAATTATTTCAGCTACAAAGTTGGAGCGGTCTCGTGGAGATATTATTTCAATCTCTATCCGTGGCCCCTGGCTGTTCTTTAGAACACGGTCAATTTCGTTTCCTTATATGACCTTAACCTTCGGTTCTGATTAGGGATAGGAACCCCTTCCAGCTTAATTCCGCTCTAATACTCCATGGTCTTCTGTAGCGTTGGCCATGGACGACACAAATTGCTTATACCTATTATATTTTCTTTCTAAATATATATCAGCATTAGAATATAATAAATCTAAAATCCTTTTAATCTGACGATTACCACCTATAGTTATCTGATAATTATTTACATTTCTTTCTGGATGTCTTTGTTCTAATTTCACATTTATATCAAATTGTTTTTGAATGTTTTGGATCATATTTAAAGTACCAACTACTTTAATCGAATAATTCCATTTACCATTCAATTGTTTATGACCGTGTGTAATAGAACCATCACCGTCTATATATCCTCTGATAAAATCATTAATAAATTTATCTGGTACTTGACTTGAATTTGGAAATGTTATTATTTCTGTTTTATTTTCTAACACTCCTAATTTTTTCAAATCATTTTTCATTTGTTTACTAGCAATTAAAATTCTCGAATATATCGTTTTACCACTATATCCATTCTCTGCTTTATAGTCACAAATAGGCCCAGTAAAATTTATATCATTTTTAAATTTTTCTAAATGATTTTTATCTTCTATTGATAATGAAATACCAATCTTATCTTCTGTAGATGTTATATAACCATCTGCGTATATAAAGCCTAACCAGTATGCTTTATGTTCATTATCAATGATATTAAAATAATTATCATTTACATTATATGTTCTTCGTTGCAATCTTTGTTCGTCCGTTAAAGGATGTTCATTATGTGACTTGATACCTTTTCTTTTTAATACTCCATATATTACTGAAGGTCTTTTATTATACAATTCTGGTATAGTTTTTATCATTTTGTATGGTGAAATACCATTATTGTATTGAG